ATAAAGTCACCAAGGGGGCGTATGTGGCGAAGGGGCGCACCACGCAGAATTTCCACGAGTGGCTCGAGGATATGAAGCCCTCAACACTCATACCCAACGCCATGGCCCGGCTTGATGAGATGCTGAAACCATTTGACATCGCTGGGATGCGGGAGTAAAACCCAAACATGGCGCAAGCCATCGGACATCCGGGATAGACCGGGCGCTCACGAACTGAGGCGTAAATCAGTACGGCCAGCAGTGGCCCATAGAAGGATCTTCAAACTGCAATTCCCGACGGTCATTGTGTGCGTGTGCGCGCCCACGAACTATTAACAATCTATCAATTTGCTTTGAATTATGAGTTGCCCGACCGGCCAAATCATCGCCGCTTGCGACTTCCCCCAGTTCCTGGTGGACCAGACGCCGCGCTTCGATGAGATCATCATGGAAGACATCCGTCCCACCGACGGCTGGCTTTACAACGTGTCCACTGGTACCACCGAAATGGGTACCCCGGTGGAAGTCACTCAGGACCGTTTTCGCTCGGTGTTCCCCAACATCACGAAGCCATGGACTCGCAAGATCGCCAACGGCCCGGGTTGTGTGGGTAATCCCTGCGATCAGCTCGAGCATCAGATCGGCTGGGGCGCGGACCGCCTCACCTGGTACGCTGAGCAGCAGTACTGGAGCACGCCCTTGTTCTGCTATGACCAGGACATGCACATCACGGCGGCTCAGGAACACATCGGCCAGATCATCAGTGAGATTTTGAAGCCCGCGACGACCGCGATTTCGAGCAACTTCCTCCGTCGCCGCCACCTGCTCTGGTCCTTCAGCAAGAACGTGGCGAACAAGAATTGCTCCGCCCCCAACACGGATGGTGTTTTCACTTATCAGTGGAATAACAACGCGGCGGGCGACGAAGTCTTCTTTGATTGCAACGCCAATCCGTCCCGCGTTTTCAAGCTCGTGCCACAGATGCTCCAGAACCGCTTCAACAACCTGATGTTGAAGGGCTATGCGGGCAAGAATCCGTTCAAGGAAACCAGCCCGTTTATCGAGCTCGTGACCGACATGGATACCTGCTGGAGCCTGGATCACCTGGGCGGCCAGAACGGCATCGGCGGTGCGGACAATCCGAATGTGCTCGGCAACTGGCGCTTCACCCAGTTCGACGACAGCACGAAGTACTGGCGCTATGGCTACTCCGGCAGTCTCGGCAACTACATGACCCGCATCGACCCCATGGGACTGCGGTTCAACTTCGTTGCGGACCTCGGAGCCGGAGCCAATGGTGGCAGCGGTAATCGTTTCCGCTACCAGATCGTCCTGCCGTTCGTGAACCAGATCACGACGGGCGCTGGCGGTGCCGCCGGTCTCGGCTCGCAGCCGAACCCGGACTTCGACCGCGCGCACTTCTGCATCAGCCAAATCCATCACAAGATGGGTATGGAATTGCTGGTGCCGGATGCTCGGCCGCTCAACCCGGAGATGCCCTTCGGTCACCGCGACTTCGGCGGCAAGTGGCAGTTCGTCATGGACAACCTCGGTGCCGATGCCTCAGGCAACGTCATCCAGAACAAGCGCCGCAATAAGGGCCAGTTCATCGCGGACTTCATGTACTATGTGCGCCCGATGCACTACGAGTTCCTGGAGACCTTCTTCCACAAGCGCGAGCAATTCTGCGTGCCGGAAATCGACACCTGCTCGGCGGATCCGGGATACCCGACGCAGTCGTACGCGAGCGAGCTCCCGAGCTGCCCGGTCCCGGCGGACTTCACGGCGCTCTATGGCACGTTCCCATGCGGTGTGCCGAGCGGCACTCAGTCCGGCCCGGTGCCGCAGCCGCAGCCCACTCCGAACCCGAACGATCCTCACATCGACGATTAAGGGTTGATTGTTGGAACCCGGGAGAGCTACAACTCTCCCGGGTGAAACAGCTTCTAACAATTCAATGGCTCGAAAGGGCCGAACCTATATGCCTGAAGATTATTACGGTGATGGAGATTCCAGCGCGGGAGCCGAGGCTCCGCGAGGTGCCGAGATGCACGAAGAAGGTGGCGAGCAGCCCCACGACACGGGTACCACGGCAGTCGTGCCGTCCGAGCTGTGTCCGGGCATGAAGGTCGGCGACGAGATGGTTGTCAAGATCATCGGCGTCGACGATGACAGCTACGAAATCGCGTACGCTCCCAAGGAAGGCAAGGGTGGGGAAGAGGAGGCTCCGGCCGCCGCTCCCGCGCCTGAGGGGAGTATGCAGTCAATGCTTGACTGATTTAGGCCTTCGATTAAACGCCTGATTAACCATAGAGCTTAATGTGTCAACACCAGATGTTTTACTATCCGCAGCAAAATGCTTCGCTTGCTTCTCTGAGGCGAGCGAGGCTGAGCTGTTGGAGTTGGAGCTACTGGTCCAGATTGCTGGCGCTATGAACACCGATCCACAAACCCTTCTGTCAGCCGCGCAGTGTTATGTTTGCCAGGGGGTGAGCATTGCCCAGGCGCTTAAGCTGCAACTCCTGGCCGACATTTCACTGGCGCACAATCCCGCCAACAAGGTGGATCCCCAAAGCCTGATGACGCAGGCCAAATGCTTCGCTTGTTTTGGACAGGCCTCGGCTTTTCAACTGTTGGAACTGGCACTTCTGGCGCAGATCGCCTCGTGAGAAATGCCACGCTATTTGCAACTGTCCTGATTTTGAGCGGCTGCGCGTCAACCATGGTTGACCCTTTGCCGCCGCCGGTTCCACTCATGCCCAAGGCGCCGGTCAAGGATGTCGCCATCACCTCCCGCGCCAATCTTGTTTCCAGCGTTGAGACACCTCCCGATTTCCACCGGGGAGTCACCTGGGAATATGAATTCCCCATGCCTGTGGACAACATCGCCTTTGATGTTGAGGCATCGACCAACCTATTTGACTGGTATCTGGTCGTCACTACCAATGAGCCTCCTGTGAATTGGATTGATTCCAACCCCACCGAATATGTCCGATGCGGAGCACACTGGATAGTACCCATACCATGAGCCAGCCCAAAACTGATACCTTTGACAAACTGAAGAAGTTCATGAACCTCGCCCCGGCCCAACGGGACGAATCACTCTTTCTCCAAGTGGACCAGATCAAATATAGAGTTCAGGACCTGGAAGAGACGGCGGGCAAACTCGTTAAGAGCAACGCCAACCTCCAGAAGGCCATCTATATTGCCACTGGGATTTTCCTTGCCGCGAAGTTCTATTTCGAGTTCCTTGCACCACACAAACCATGAAAACAAAACTGACCCTCCTCTCCACATTCACCGCCGTCGTCGTCCTGCTCGCAGGCTGCAAGCTGCTTGGTGCCAATCCGACGCCGCCCACCCCGCTCGAGCAGAAGATCTTCAACGTGCAAACCAATTTCGTGATCGCCACCAACGTGGTGACTGAGACGCTGGAGCGCACGAATACCATCACACTGACGAACACCGTTGACAACACGGTGACGACCACCAACGTGGTGACTCCCCAGACGGTCTTTGAGACGAACATAGTGCAGAAGGAAGTGTACACACTGACACCCAATGCCACCTCGCAGGCCGTTGCCCAGACTGCCGGATCAGTGGGCAATGCGGTGATGCCGGGCTCAGGTGATTTGATTTCACTCATTATCCTCGCCGCGCTGGGTGCGTGGGGACATCTGCGCAGCTACAAGGCTGGTCAGACCGTCGCCACCCAGACCGCTACTGCTCAGGCGCTCGTACAGGAGATGGAGACGGTGCTGGCTGTGGTTGGCAAGCTGCCGAACGGTCAGACGATTGTGCCGGCCCTGACGAAGTTCCTGAACGATCACCAGTCTGAAACCGGAGTCGTCCAGAATGTGCTCGATGTTATTAAGAACGACCTCAACAATCAACAGGCTCAGGGAGCAGCCACAGAGATCCAAACCCTGATTGCTTCACTGAATCAGGCAACTGGAACCACGCCAAAATGAAACGATTCCTGCTTGGGGTAGTGGTGCCGCTGGGTGTGGCCTTGTCGGGCCATGCCCAGACGTCATATTTTATGCAAGGGTTCCTGCGTCAGCCCGACTGCAAAACCGCGCAGGCCTACCTGTGCATCAGCAACTCAGGCAGTGGCACGGTAACTCTGGTGGGCATTGGAAACCTGTCTCCACTGTTCACCGCCTCAGTAGCCAATCCCAGCACGACGCCCACGATCTCTTTTGCGGCCATCAGCCAACCAGGAAACCAGGTGTACGCCAGTCCGAATGGAGCGCCGGGAGTGCCTTCCTTTCGTTCTTTGGTGGCGGCTGATTTCCCAGGACTTCCCACCGGGACCGTTACCAGCTTCTCCTCCGGAAATCTCGCGCCCTTGTTCACCACCTCTGTGGCAACGCCGACGACGACGCCAGCACTCTCGTACACGCTGAGTACCCAGACCGCGCACACAGTGTTTGCGGGACCAGCAGCCGCCGGACCTTCAGCTCCCACGTTCCGATTGTTGGCTGCAAGTGACATTCCCGACCTTTCCGGCACGTACCTACCCCTGACTGGAGGCACCATGAGCGGCACCATTATTGGTCCGGAGGTGGATATGGCCACAGTGAAGGCGGATTTTTTGTGGGACAATGGTAGTGGAAAGATAAGTCTTCAAAGCCCGCTGCTCATCAACGACGCGGCAGCCAACGGGCAGATTCAAGACCGTAACGGAAACACCTTGATCGACCCTTTGGGGAACTTCTTCGGTAACGGATCGGGCATGACCGGTGTCCTGCTCAGCATCACCAACGCCAGCCTTAACGTGGACGCGACGCGCTTCACGATGGTGAAGTCATCCAATGCCCCAATAGCTGCGATCAAGTCCCTCAGCGCCGGCAGTGGCGTAACAATCACAGACCAGAAAACCAACTTGGTGATTACCGCATCGGTGAGCGGAGCGACCGCCACCAACCTGATCGACCTGCCGATGACGAACCTGACGGCGTTCGCCAACAACACCAACTTCTACATTGATTTCTCATTCCCCTCCGCTGTGCTGACGACCGCTAGCAACGTCATCAATTTCAACTGGTCAACCAACTGGGGGCTGGCCAACACCTCGCGCGTCTGCAACATCTTCATTCCTCAGACCAACTACGGGCGCATCGTCACCTTCACCGGTCTCGCCACGAACTGGCGGGTGCAGCCGCCCATCTACTTCATTCCCCTGGGATACAATGCGCGACTGGATGCCACCGCGTTTGGGCCGCTGGACACGAACGTGGTGGTGAGTTCCTGGATCGATCAAAGCATTACCACCACCAACACTACCGCCTCCTTCAATCCCACCAACGCATTTCCCAGCAGTGGCGGTTTAGGGTGCAAGACGTGGCTGGATGCCTCCGTGAAGGCGTGGCAGGACGAATTTCTAACCTCGCTGGCGTACGAGGGATTGCCGGTGCGTGGCTGGACGGACCTTTCAGGCTACGCCACCGCCTACACCAACATGATTACGACGGAGCTCAATCTGTACTACCACTCACCCATGTTGGGACCGCTCAATGTGCCGTGTATCAGGGTTGATCCTGGACAGTCAGGAGCGTTCGCTTGGCTCCAGGCTCCCGCTGTCACCGCGATCAGTCAGCCGACGTGGGTATTCATCATGTATTATGGTCGTTCAGGTGGTGTGGTGTTTGACAGCACGGCGGGTGGACGCATCGCAGTCAATCCGGGGCAGATGGGACAGGGTGGATCAGCGTTTTGCTCCTCCGGAATCTCGTACACTTCAGCGAAGGTGGTGAATTGGCAGTTGATAGAATTTCTAGCCAACGGCAACAGCTCGGTCATGCGAACCAACGGGGTACAGGCAGTTTCAGGGGCGGCGGGAACCACGAGCCCGTCTCAGTTCATTGTGTTTGGGGACAACGTCAAATCAGTTCAGGTGGGCACATACAATGTCGCTGAGATTCTGGTGCTTAACACCAACCTGACCGCGACGCAGCTGACGAACGTGGAGAGCTACTTCTATCGGAAATACCCGTTCTGGAACCCGCCGACTGTTCAGTAAGTCAGCTCGTGATTGCGAGCTGCCTTGCGGGCCCGGTCACGGGCTCCCTTGAGCCAGTCAACCGTGGTTGACGCCTGCACCTGCTTGCCGAGGTTCCGGATGACGAATCCCAGTCGCCGCGCTCCCTCAATGCCCATGGCTATACAGTCAGCCAAGTCGGGTGATCGACCGATCTTCTTCTTCATGTCGGCCTTGGGCTCCACCTGGATCTTGTTTTTGCCGGCCAATCCCCATTCTCGCTGGCAGAACTCGCCCAGCACGTCCTCGGTCATGCCCCGGAACTGGCCCGATTCTACGATGTGCCGGACTGAGTACCACATCTCAGTGATGTAATTGAAGTAATAGTCCATGCAGGCCATTGGGATTTGCTCGCTGACCGGCTTCTCGGAGGCCGAACCACCACAGTCGATCGACACCACGTACGGGGACCACAGTCGTCCAAAGCAGGAGACCAGCCCGGTTCGCATACCTGAGTCGAAGAAGAACTTCTCCGGCGGAATGCCGGATGCCTCGCAATGCTCGCGCACGAAGTTCACAATCTGTTCCTCGGATTCCTCCTTGCTGTTGGCCTGGATTGGGATGATCTCCGTCTTCAGCAGCGCGATGATCGGCCGCTTGGGGACTTTGGGAGTGTCCTGATTGATGAGCACTTCCACGATCTGGTTGTCCTGTTCAGGGTCGTACGAGTTGAGCTCATCGCCGAACTCCATCTCCGCGTACACGCAACGGTCGCCGCCCACGCCCTTGTACGCGGCGTCAACGCAGGCAATGCGTGTGCGGTTGGAGGACCGCCACACCGGCTGCTCCATCGCCTTGTTCTTGATGGCCATGTTGCGCGTCAGCACCCGGCGGCTGCCCTGACCGCGCGGCATCTTGCCCTCGTCCATCATGGTTACCCAGATACTGTCGGTGCCGTAGAAGGCCACGTCGCGGTCGATGTCGGCCTGAGTGATGAGCGGGATGCCCATGTCGCCCTTGAGATTGGGAGAGTCAGACCCGGGCAGTTGGATGCAGACGCCATTGGGCCGTCGTGTCTTCCATGCTTTGGTGCCAGGAGTCTGGTCGATGCCTCCGTCCCAGCCACCCAGGTCCGCCGCTGGTTCGCACATGATGCCAAGCGCATCAGTGGTGTCTTTGGGATTGCCCAATCCGGCGGCTTTGAAGTCGGGGTTTTTGTCGAGGTTGGAAATGGCGTCAACGAAGACGCGGGGAAGGAGGTGTAATTCGTCGGCGATCAAACGAACCCTCTTGTTTTTAACGCCGGCAAAGTCCCCCAACCCCACGTAGTCGTTTCCCTTTTTGCAAGGGACACCCAGAAAACCGTTGCGAACATCAATGCCCTCCACATCGCTGTCCTTGGAAGCGGTCACAATGCGCTGCCGCGATTCCTTGATGAATCCCGGAATCCACGAGCGCAGCCGTTTGGCCATCATGTGGTGCTTCTTCACTTCACCCCAGATGCGCTGCTCCAGCATCTCGCGCGTCGTGCTGCACACCATGACTGTGGTGCAGTCGGCGAAGCAATAGTAATCCGCCAGCGAGTCGGTGGCGAAGCTGAAGGATTTACCACTGTTGTGATGAACAGCCCCTTCTGCAAAATAGTGGTGATGGTTTGGAACTTGAAGGTCATAAAAATAATCTCTACAGGTCCACCTTATGCTGGACACCGATACTGGCTGGACCTTATATTCAATGGATGCCAAAGAAAAATTCAGGAGCCTGCTATCAGAAGAGTGAGGTGGTATGGAAAATGAACTCAGAAGGCGCATCGTTGACGGCGATTGCAAATGCAATAGGGACCAACAAACGCCATGTGAAAAAATTCCTTCGAGATCACGGAGAGATGCGGGTGTTTCCATTTTCCAAACCTGGTCCAGATCATTCGGAATGGAAAGGGGGTCGATGTGTTGATAAGGATGGATATGTGGTGGTTTATTGTCCGAATCATCCAAATCGACGGAAACACACTCCCTACATTCTTGAGCACCGACTGGTAATGGAGAGGCATATCGGAAGAACTCTCCATCGGGGAGAGGTGGTTCATCACAGGAACAAGAATAAGTCCGACAATCGGATTGAGAATCTTGAATTATTTTCTTCCAACGCAGAGCACCTGAAATCCGAGCTGTCTGGAAATCGCCCCCATTGGAGCGATGAGGGTAAGGAGCGTATCCGCAAAGCAGTGTCCCAACCCCGCAAGAAGCGAGCGGCATAAATCCGTCACTGGTAAGCAGCTTGTGCTCTGATGTGCATGTGAATTTATTGCCGTTTGAAAGTGTAACTTCGTAAAGGTCTGTAAACCCTTTTATGAACGGAACCGTCGCTTTCGCCGGGCCGTTAAGAGTCATTACAGTTGGAGCAATTTTTCCATCGAACAATTCTTTTATGGTGGAACATTCTCCGGTGACAGGGTTTTCAATCCGGGTATGTCCCGCAACACAGCTTGCTGGCCCCATGCAGCCAATGGAGCGGTTCTCGAGGTAACTGTGGAGGATCAACTCAGTCCACTTGTGCCACTTCTTGTGCGGCCACAGCAGCGACTCAAACTCCACGAAGTGACGGAAGAGACCCAGGCCAACCGTGCGGCCTTTGTGCTCCCACTGGCCGCCTTTTTGGATCATGTACATCTCGATGGCAATGGGGTCCTGGGTGGGTTCCCAGAACAAACTGTACTTCTCAATGCGGTTTTTGCGCCGGGGAACGTAAGGGGCAGCGGTGAGCTCGGCCATATTTTGACTTGAGTTAATCACTGCCAGCGATAGGGTCAAGCCAGTATGGCAGCCGCCAGCCAAAGCCCAAACTCGGATGTATCGAACGTGGACGGGTCGGTGGACTTCTCCGGGGGTGTTAATTCCCTCAAGGTGACCACCATCCAGTCCGAGCAAAACCCCAACGGTCTCGCGCGTAATGAGCTCGCCTGGCTCACCAACGGCACTGTGCGCGATGGCGGCATCACACCGCGCGGCGGCTGGCGTTTCAATAAGCTCGTGGGTACAGGCTCCGGCACCTATCAGGGCGGATTTCTGTATCAACCCATCGACGGATCGGACCCGTACTTCCTGTTCCTCATCGGCGGCCGCCTGTTCCGGGCCAACGTGGACGACAACACTTTCATCGACCTCTTCAGCACGGCGTACGTTCAGAACGCCTTCCAGAGCCCAAGTATCACCATCAAGAACCTGTCCATTCCGCCAGTGGGAACTATTGGTGACCTCACGGTGGCTCCCGACATCCAGTCCATCTTTGGATTGCCTGCGTTCTTCGCCCAGCCTGCCATCGGCAGCAACATCAAGTTCCAAACCACAGTGGACCCGCAGGGCGCTACCGGCGACATCATCCAATTCTACGGCAGCATGACCTGCACAGCGCTAGCCTACAGCTACGATGTCAACGCCAATAACTGGGTGGCCACCACTACCTTGAGGGCGGACCAGGCTAATTTACTGCCCTCCGGACAGACCGTCACCGGGCTCGCGTTTGGCAATCCACATGGCACGCCCATCTCTGGGCAGCTGACCAATGTCTCCACCTGGGGCCACGCCTCCTTTGTCGCGCCCAACTTCGGCAATACTGTGGTGGTGCAGTTCACGACACCGGGCGATTACCGCATCAATCCAGGCATCTACATCTTGCAGGATGCGAGCTTCTCGTATCCGGTCGAGTTTGGAGCTCAGGTTGTGACCTTCAACGGCACCAACACCATTACCAACTCGTCCGCCATCCATAGCCCGGGCACATTCAATGACTCCGGCGGCCACCCCATCACCAGCATCTGCGGCAAGCCGGTGAGAAACCTGAACACGCTGGCTCCGGGAACAGTCATCAATCCGACGGGTATCTTCAATCTGGATTGCACTCCCCTCAGCACGTGGCAGGTTCCCAACACATTGCCGCCGCTCAGCTCTTTTCGACAGACTCAGTTGGCACTGACTCGGGCCGCCACCATTCCCACCGGACTATTCCCCAACACTCCACTGGCAGTGGGAAGCATTGTCAACTTCCTGACCTACACCGCCTCGATCACTAACATTCACCACGCGACGCCGTTCAACTTCGGCAGCGGCCTGAACAAGCCGTTCTTTGTGCAGGGAGAAGACTTCTGCGTGATTCAGGCGGGTGACGGGGTGACGCTGCCTTTGTTCTGGGACGGTGTCACCCTGCGCCAATCCATCGGCATCAATGACAATGCCGTGGCTCCCGGCACACCCTTGACCAACGAGCTTCCCGCCGCGTTCTCCATGGACTACTACATGGGCCGCATCTGGTATGCACAAGGCACCACCTTCTCGGCGGGTGATATCACTGGGGGTCCCTCCGGTACTGGCACCTACAATTTCCGTGATGCGGTCCTCAACGTGACCGAGAATCCTCTCGTATTGGGTGGGGATGGGTTCTCGACACCCGCAAATGAGGGCAACATCACGGCTTTGAAACACAACGCCAATCAGGACATGGCACTGGGACAGGGTGTCATCTTCGCGTTCACGGCCAAGGGCGCGCACGGACTGACGGTGCCAGTGACTCGCACCGACTGGACGAATGCCAGCTCTCAGAACGGGCCGAAGATTGTGCCGGTGCAGCTGGCGATGGGCACACTCTCCGACCGGTCTGTGGTCGCGGTAAACGGCGACCTCTTTTACCAGGACCCGCTCGGGAATATCCGTACTCTCCTTACCGCCGTGCGGTATTTCGGCCAGTGGGGAAACCTGCCTATCAGCTCGAACATCAACCGCCTGATTCAGTTCAACGACAAGACGCTGCTCAGCTGGGGTTGCGGCATCTACTTCAATAACCGGATGATCCAGTCCGCGCTCCCGGTTCTCACGCCGCAGGGCACCGTGCATCAGGCTTTGTCAGTGCTGGACTTCGAGCCCATCAGCAACTTCGAGGCAAACTCGGCACCGATCTGGGAGGGCATGTACGAGGGCCTCGACATCGTTCAGACCTTCACCGGCATCTTCAGTGGTGAGGAGCGGGCATTCGCGGTCTGTGTGTCGCGCACTGACCTGACTCTTCAGCTCTGGGAACTCACCGCCAACGAGCGCTTCGACAACGACAATACCCGCATCCAGATGCAGGCCGAGATGCCTGCCTACACGTGGGGCAATGAGTTTTCGTTGAAGCAGCAGCTCAGCGCGGAGCTCTGGATTGACCGGCTTTTTGGTGAAGTGGTGTTCACGCTGGAGTACCGGCCGGACGGGGAATCCTGCTGGATTAAGTGGCACGAGTGGAAGGTCTGTACGCCGCGCAACAGCTGTGAGAACACCGGCATCAATCCTTGCACCGGCCTCCAACAGGTCCAGTGCTATCCGCTCGTTCCATACGGAGAGAGCTACCGGCAAACCATGACGCTGCCGACCCCGCCCAACACCTGTGCCGCGCCCAGCGGCCGTCCCAGCTACATCAACTACCAGTGTCAACCACGGTTGACGGTCAAAGGATTCTGCCGTATCCGGGGATTCCTGTTGCACGCCACCCCGAAGGAGAAGAAACTCTACGACGGAAAGGTCTGTTAATATGGCTGGTCCATTTCCTTGTCCTAACACTCCAAGCACCTGCGATGTCAACTCGAACCCGTCGACCACTTACTCGGCGGAGGCGGTGGACTCGACCACGTTCATTGCGCTGGCCTGGAACAACACCCTCCCGGCGCTCGGCACGCCGTTCACGTCAACGCCGTGCGAGGCCATC